CTGCCGCAGCAATGTTGTGCTGGCGTCAATCTGCAACAGCAGCCTTTGCACATCTTCAGCCATTGTTCACCTCATTGCCGTTTGTTCATTTCCTTGTGAACTTCCAGCGCGGCCCAAACTTCATGCGGCGTGGCCTGCCAAAAGTTGGACGGAGGCAAATGAAACACCGCCGTCCATATACCCATCAGCCGGCGTCGGGGATCGCCGTCTCCGTCTCCATCGCCGGCTTCCACTCCCCCGATGACGTAACGCCGCCAGTAGCAGCAGCCATCAGCACAATCGCGCAACGCTCTGTAGCCCTAACGATCCCGCCTTCGTGGATTAGGCTGGCAACCTTTTTGACGTTAGCACCTGCTGCGCTTCGCGTGATTGGCGTTGCGTTGCCCTCTGCAACCTGCTGCTTGCCCCAAGATTTGATGCACTCGGTCACGATGATAGCCGCATCGCCAAGCTTCAATTCGCCCTGCGCTGCCATATTGACCAGCGCAACAATGCCGCGATTAGTTTGGCTTTCAATCTCTTCGATCGCCTCATAGCTGGGTCGCATCACATATGTCGCGTCAAGATCAATTGTGACCTCGCCACGGCTGTTAGGTTCATTCGCCATCAATCACCTTTGGTTCGGGGTAGAATTCAAGCAACGCATTACGCCACACAAATTCATCACCGGCAAGCGCCATCGCTTGCGCTAGCACATCAGCCTGGCGCTTATCACCTAGCATAGGCCCAGCAATAAGCGCCAGCACTGACCAACCGGGAGGCATAGGCCCGGTCAATGCTTCACGCGGAAAGCACCCGCAGCCCGCCAGCACAGCCACATCGTGACCGGCTGGCGGCGCTTTGATCTTGTCCAGCATTAGGCCAGAAGATCAGTGCTAGGCGCTGCGGTCGGCGTCAGGCTAACCGTCGTCGCGTGAACGTCATTCAGCGGGCTGCTAGCGCCCATGCTGGCAACGCGCATAATGCAAGCAAACACCACGTCACCGGACGCGAAAGGCGACTTGCGCACCTGAACGCCAGCAGACGCGCCGCTAGCGTAGATGGTTTCAAGCCGCGCGTGACCGTTGGCGTCGGGCAGATCGGGCCGATATTCCATCGACATTGCGTAGTTGCGCATGGCGCGCTCCGTGACTTCAACCGTGCTGGCCTTGTCAACAGTGCTATACGAAACTTCGCCGCGATCAATGGTATGGCTAATTTGACCAGCCACCACGTTGAACGAACCGGTTGTCGCGCTTTCGATAAAGACGCGGTAGTTGTTAGCTGAAAGTTTAGGCATTGATTGGACTCCTTACAAAACTATGACTTCAAACGTCTGGCGGCCAACGTGAACCAAATTGGCCTCGGTCGCTTCTTCACCAACACCGGACGATTGAAGCCGGCACTCTCCCACCGCGAAGCCGGAAACGGTAAGAGAAACTTTTTCAAGCCGCGTATAAATAGCAGCAATGATAGCCTGTGCGCTAGCCTTTGATCGTCCGCGATAGACAGTCACAATGTTAATACTAACGCGCCGATCAAAGCCAGCTTTGGTTTCGGTCGGCCCTAGGTCTACGCCATCAACAACAATGACTGCCGGCACGGTTTCATCAGGCACGCGCTGATAGACCGGCACATTATAGCTAGTGCCGCCCTCCGTGTAGGTAATGGCCGGCGATGCCAGTGCGTTCAACACCGCCAACGCGATCGGCCCCGTTGGATCGTTCGCCATTATCAGCCCCCGACAGACAGTCGTTTAACCGCACTGCCCAAAACTTTGCGAAGGTTTTCGCCTAGTGTCCGCTCCATAAACTGTTGGGTGCGGCCCCTAACAAAATCATATCGCCCGGCTGGTATAGCACGAATTTTCATTAAATACACGGCCACACCACCAGAAACAGGTTTGCGCCGTCGAGCCTTAACAACTTGCGACTTGCGACCATATTCCAAAATGCGCGCATACCAAACGCGGCGTTGCACTGCTTTAGTCAAAAGCCCTACGCGCAAGCGCAAGGTTTTGGGAAATACCTTAAACGCCAGCGCCGCCCTCAGCTTGCCTGAACGTGATGGCGTCTCACTGCGCGCATAGGCCAGGATGGCAGGCGCATGTCGCTGATACGCGCTTACAATTTCCTTTTCGGTTTCCGGCCCGATGTTAGACAAGATGCGCCGAATGCGAATCCGATCGCGTGTTGCAAACTGGCTTTTGCCGCGCGCCATTACGTTGGCACACCAGCCGTGGCCTGAATGACTAAATGCGTCCTGCGCCCGTCAATGTCTGCCACGCTGTCAATCCGCAGCGGCGTTTGTTGGGTGCTATCAATCCACATTAGTCGGCAGTCTGGCGTTACGTCACGGCGATAACGCATGTGCAATTTGTAACGCTGTTGGCCAATCGAAATGAGATCAGCCTCATCAATTTTTGTGCCGCCTTGTGGCAGCAATTCAGCCCAAACCGTTGCTATGCTGGCCCAGGCTGTCACCTCACCACCAGCGCCATCGCTGATGTTGTTCGGTGCCTCAATCCGCACCAGATGACGCATTTTACCAATGCGCATTAGGACACCCGCTTAACGCGATAGTGCGTGATCAAGCTGTCGTAGGCCATTGGCACCGTCACTGGCGATCGGTCACTATTCACCGCCTCACGGTTTTCATACCAGTGGCCAATCAGCAGCAGCGCCGCTTGCCGCAAGCTAGACGGCACAGCGTAATTGTTGGCATAGCCGGCGTTATAGACAACGCGCACGCAACCGCTTACATTTTCAAGCTCTGGCCATGATACACCATTGGCAGGCACAATTACCTTTGCGCCCCAATAGTCCCGCAGCCGATACTGATTGGCCGCTAAAGTTTGCTGCGCGCCGTTTGGATCATCATACACAATTGACGTAACGCTGTTTGCTGGCCCACGCCACAGCGGCAGGCTGTGACCGTTCCAATTATCAAAGGCAATGGCCACGTTTCGCGCCCGCAAGATTAGCCCAGTGTCACCTTCCACCTTGTCTTGCGCCGCGCGAATTAGAGCAATGACAAAATCATCTTCTGCATCATCAACAATGCGAAGATGCGCTTTTGCCTCTGTAATGGTGACAGGTGCCGGCAGCGTATCAGACTGCTGCACGCGCACCAGAACCGATCGTTGGAACGTGCGGGCTGGTGTGGCGCTTGTCGTAACGGTTGCGGTGACAACCGCCAAGACGCCAGCAACAAATGCGGTGTTGCTAGGCTGATTGCATGTCAGCCAGAACTTGACGTTCTTCACAGCGGCAATGGGCGCATAAGCACCAGAGCCAATGGCCAAGCCAACAGCCGTGGATGCCGCGTCAATCGAAACAGATTGCAGCGTAACAACCTCTGCCGTTTCTAGCAGATCATCAAACTTGATCAGATAATCAGCAACGTCAGCCGGATCATGGCTGCCAACGTATAGCGGTGCGTCACTCATATAGCTACCTCGCGCCGGTTGCCGGCCAGCTTCACAATGCGCCGTGCTGCATTGGTCAAGCCATCTGTCAATATATTAACATTACTGCCAACCAAACCCAACTGTCCATCGTTGGCAACCACAATAACCGTCACGCCAAGCGTGGCTTGCTGGCCCACTAGGCCGATCACACCGGCATCAGCCAACACGCCCGCGTTGGCGCTTAGTGTAGCTTGCAAGCCCGCCAGGCCAAACGTGCCATTGTTAGGTGCAATAGTGGCATTTGCGCCAAGTGTAGCTTGATCACCAGCCAAACCGATCGTGCTATTATCCGCACTAAACAGGATTGTTATGGCTAGCGTGGCCTCTTGGCCAACCAGCCCCAGTGTGCCGGCATCCGGTGCAATAGCGGCATTCGCGCTAACAGTGGCTGTCTGGCCTGACAAACCAAGCGTGCCGGCATTCGGTGACAGAGTTGCAACGCCGGCAAAGCTTGCCGCCTCACCAACCAGCCCCAATGTGCCGGCATTTGCGGTAATAAAGGCAGCGGCTCCAAGGGTTGCGGTGCTGCCAACAAGGCCAAGCGTGCCAGCATCAGCAGTAACAGTGGCGTTTGCCGTGAATGACGTTGTGCTACCTAGCAAGCCAAACGTGCCAGCATTGGCCACAACGTCAGCAACCGCGCCGATCGTTGCAGCGCCACCCACTAGGCCAAGCGTTCCCGCGTCCGCCGTGATGGCTGCATTAGCCGATAACGTGGCTTGCTGCCCGACAAGCCCGATCGTGCCGCTGTCAGCAACAAAGTTTGTGTCGGGCGGTTGGACAAACGCAAACCCGCCGTCCGGTTGGCCGCCTAGCGGATATGCGCCAAGAAACATGACGGTTCCTTAAACCGGAAGCGCCGGCCACTCAATGTGAAATGGATCAGCTTGCGTAGTAATATCACGCAAAGCCTGCCGATACAAAGCCCATTGGCTTTTGTCCGTGTTGGAAATTGGCGTGTCGTCTAGCTGCGTCCAGTCGGTATCAGCCAGGCGCTTGTTGCGGTCGGTGCGGATGGCCTCCCACTGCGCGTGATCCTTCTGCGCTTTGTAAGCGGCTTCCTGCTCTGCCGCTGTGTGAGTCACATCTGCATCATCGGTGTAATCAGCAAACACCGGGCCGATGGCATATTTGGTGAACCACTTGCCGTTAATCTCTTCAACGCCGTCGCGGAAGCTGAACTGATACACGGTTGTCGTCGCAGGCTGCGGCCCTTCCAGCACCGGATCAACGCCCAGAAACTCCAAGTCTGCTGGCGTCAGCACAGCAGGCAAGCTGGCGTTGGGAAACGCGCCCTTTAGGTCGGTGATGATCTCGCCGGTTTCTTTGATACGGTATTCGGGCATGGTGTCAGTCCCTACGCGATGGCCAAGAAAATATAGGTAGCACCGTTGACGTTGATGTTGGACGCCGCAACCTGATTAACAATGAAGCCGGTGCTGTCTGGATCAACGCTGTCGTCGCTTGTCACTTCCGCCGCCGTGCTGTTCAGCGCCAGATACGGATCATTGCCAGAGACGATGCCGCGTGCGCTATCCCAGACATACCAATCGCCCGTGCTGTCCGTGCGCTTAATCAGCACAAACCGTGCGCCCGTTGTGAAGGCGCAGTTGATCGTCTGGCTGCTGCCGTTGCCGGTATAAGTGCCGACTTTGCTTACGCCGGGGACGCTGGCAAAGAGATAGGCAACCCAAGGTGCCGCAGGAAAGTTGCCGACTTGGTGGTTTTCATAGACCTCTGTAGCTGTAGCTGGCTTGCCAGCGGTGAAACCGGGGTTCGAAGCTTCGGTGGTGTTGAGTCTCATCCGCTGGCCTTCGCCCAACGCAGGCGCAGAAACAAGCCAAGGGCCAGTTCCCGCTGTGCGAGATTTCGAAATAACCAACTCAGGAACAACGCCGAGACCGTGTTTAACAGCGGTTCCAGTCACCGCAGCCGGTGTGAAACAAACCACATCGAAGAAACCGAAGGCTCGGTTTAGAAAGTACTGCACATTGCTTTGTGAAGTGGAGTCCCACTCAGTGGTAAACCTGAGTGAACTTTGGTCGTATCCAAAATTAACAACACTCGTGATTTCAGCACTCGTGTTATATGGGAATTGAGCACTGCCGCCAGTAAGCCGCGATGTGAACGTAAACCCGGAGGCGCGATTACCCTTCCAGTAGACGTCTCCTGCGGGGGAGATAGGCGAACTAACAACCGTGCCGTTGACCGATGATCCGGTGCGTAAATTAACACCAAACACACTCGTCCCCAGCGTCGGGGTACGCATCGGGCCGCGACGGATGGCCATGTAGATGAAGTTGGTGCTACCCGGCAAGCCAACTGTTACAAACCCAGTAGCAGTTGGCGTAACAATGTCGCCAGAGTTTTCAGATGCAGAACTGTTTGCGTACAGGTAGGGGTCGCTGTCACCCACAGGCATACCGCGCATATTGTCCACCATAAACCAGTCGCCAGTGCCTGCTGCGTTCTTCATCAATATCCACTGAGGCTCCCATCCAAGAGTTACGGTTACAGGACCGCCAGAGTTATTAAACGTCCCACACTGAATGATCCCGTCCGACGCGGTGACGTGGGCGAAGAGGTAGGCGACGAATTGAGCGCCGGCTTCATTGGCATTATTTGACCCGCCAACCGAAAACGTTGCTGCGGTCATTGAGGGGAAACCGGTTGTTGGAAACCCCCAAAGTGCCGTACCTGTATTTTCGTAAGCCTCTGTGGTGTTTAGCTTCGCGCAAAAGCTATTTTGTTGTGTGCCATTTCGATGCCACACAAACCAATCACCCGCGCCGCTTGTTCTTTTGACAATGACGCATCCGGGCGCAGCGCCAAGACTGTGCGCAATAGAACGGGTTGTAGTCCCATCCCCCGTATACGTCACCACGTCGAAGAACTTGGGCGCTTCGCGGAATGTCCATGAGACGTTTGCTTGGCCGGAAAGATTAACGCCGCTATTAAGTCCTAATGTGTAGCCATTTGCGTTAAAACTAGAAATAACACCGGGTGGGGCCGCGCTTACAGGGGTATAAGCATTTGTTGCGTTGCTTAGCCCCCATGCAAGCGCGTTTGCGTTGTCAATAAGGAAATGCGACTGTCCAGAAACACGAGATTTGCTCCAAACCAACCCGCCCTCACCGGACAAATTAATGCCGTTGGTGATGGTCTGTGTGCTGCCGTTGCCCGTGTACAGATACGTCGAGAACACGTCCTCGACTACCAACCGGTCATCAGCCTGCTGCGGGAACAGCCGTTCCAACATTACTTGCTGTCCTTGGAAATCAGCACACCGCGCCAGTTGCTGCCGCCGTCGTCCGTTATAAAGCCCAGCAGATCAACGCCGCTGCTAGTCAGCGTCGGTGCCGTGCCACCAGCCCAGCGGGTGTTGGTGAACCACGTCTGCGTTCCGGTGCCGCCGTTGGTCAGTTCAAGGATGAAGCTGTAAGCGCGGCTGGCCGGGATATTGGTGAACGACCAGGATGCAGCGCCGCTCACCGTGCGAGTGAAGTAGTTGCCTGTCGCGCAGTCAATCGCTGTGCCGGCAAGTGCCACTACGTTAGATCGGAAAGAACCGTTTACGAACGGCAGGCCAGTTAGCTCAGGCGATGCAGATAGCACCACGTTGCCCGTGCCTGTGCTGGTTGTCACACCCGTGCCGCCACGCGCAACAGGCAATGTGCCGGTAACTGTGCCGGTGGAAAGATCAACAGCCAACGTGCCGCCTAATGTGAGGTTGCCCGATCCCGTGACGGTGCCGGTTAGCGTCAAACCGTTGACCGTGCCGGTGCCACCAACGCTAGTAACGGTGCCGGTAAAAGCATCGTTAGAGGTGATCGTGAAGCTGGGATAGGTGCCGCTGATGCTAGTCGTGCCAGCGCCTGTCAGCGATACCGTTTGATCCGGTGCCGTGTTGGCGATCGTAATCGCGCCAGCAGCATTGGTGACGCTAATGCTGGTGCCAGCGGTTAGCGTGTTATTTTCCCACCGGGCTTGCGCAGCGTCATA